CTTGACACGGAGTTAGCTACTACAAACGCCCTGATTGAGTCTATCCCAGCAGAGATTATTGACGTGGTAGATGTTCGACAAAGACTTAATGATGCAAAGAATAAGCAATTTAGTCTTAAATCAAAGAATGTAGAGTTAGTTGAGAAAAGAAGGAAGAACGAGGATCTATATTCTAAGATAAATGAATTTCTAGAAACGTTCAACGTAGAAGAGCTTGAAGCCAAGCAGGCAGAAATTGAAGCATTGTCGCATAGCATTTCTGCACTGGAGTTCGACCGGACAGCTGAGTCGACCGAATTGGAGCGCCATCGCAAGAAAAGCAGTCTTTTAGAGGGCATTCCCTGCGGGACTTCGTTTCCAAAATGTAAGTTCATCAAAGATGCTCATGTAGCCCAATCAAGAATCCCTATTAGTAAAGAGCAAATTCAAGAGATCGATAATCAAATCTTAGCGCTTTCAAAGACTCTAGAAGGATTTGCACCGGCAAAGGTAGAAGAGCATTTGGAGAACTACCGCAAGGTTGTTGAGAAGAAAACTAATGTTTCCAATACGATAGCCGATCTGAACCTTGAAATAGAAAAGAACAAGCTGGCAAAAGAAAAGGTGTATCACTCAATTAAGTCTTTGGCTGAAAAACTAGCTGAGTATGATCAAAATAAAGAGGCTATCGAGAACTTAGAAGAACTTGTTACGACTCGTAATAACTTGAATTCTGAAATCAAAAGTCAAAATATGAAACTTGATGTGTGCGAAGCTACGATTTTAGAACTAGTACGACAAAACGGTTCTCTAGAGCAGAAAGTGGAAACAGTACGACAGAGCAAGCAGGAACACACAGATCTTCAAGAAGAGTATGCAGCATATGATTTGTTCATGCGATGCATGCATTCTAACGGAATTGCCTATGACGTGATCAAAAGGAAGCTTCCGGTTATTAACCAAGAGATAGCCAAGGTTTTGGCCAATATTACAAATTTCGAGATTTACTTCGAAGACAATGGCAAAAAGTTTGAAATTTTCATCAAGCATCCGCGCCACGATCCTCGACCGCTGGAGATGGGCTCTGGTGCCGAAAAGACAATTGCTGCCATGTCAATACGACTGGCCATGTTATCGGTATCTTCGTTGCCAAAGGGAGACTTGTTCGTTCTTGACGAACCCGGCACGGCACTCGATGAAGATAACATGGAGGGATTTATTCGTATTTTGGAACTAATTAAGATGTACTTTAAAAACGTTTTGTTGATTTCTCACTTGGATTCGCTCAAAGACTGTGTGGACACCCAAATCATGATTGAAAAGAAAAACGGGTACGCAAAAGTTAACCAATAAAAAAGGAAACAAAATGATGGCAACAGTAACAGCGAAGCTGGATAGACTAGTCGAGAAAATGATATCTCGCAAATTTATGGTGTGGCTCACGGCCACCGGATTGATGATCGTGGCCGGTCTGGAATCTAGCGACTGGGTAATCATCTCAGGCATTTATATCGGCTCTCAAGCCGTTATTGACGGGATTACAAAAATGAAGGGTGCGTAGTGAAGAAGACAATATTACTGTTTTTGGCCAAACACTGGAAAGAAATCGCATTGATTGTACTTTCTGCAGTGGTGATTGGTAAAATGCAATATGATATGAACGAGATGCAGAAGGCATATGCTGCCGCGAAAGAGAGCTATGAACAACAAATTATTGGCTTGACAGAGATCCATGATCGCGAACTGAAAGAGCGCGAAGAGGCTCTCGCAGATTATGAAAAGCATATCGCCAAGATTGAAAAGGACTATCGAGAAGGCCTGCGCAATGCTGAACGCGATGCTCAAAGAGATGAACACCGGTATGAGCGCGAACACACAGAGGCCCCAGCAGAATTAATCGCAGAAATTGAAGGCCAATTTGGATTTGAATATGTTGAGTAAAGTGTTACCAGTCCTAGTTGGTATTCTGTTTTTAAGCACTCCGGCATATGCACAGGATTCGGAAGATACGGCATCGGAATCCGAAGCGCCCAAATTTACAATACTAGATTATGGCCAACCAGCCCCATTTCGAGGCACTCTATTCGATCCGACTGCGACTGCACAAATTTTGACCTTGAAGCGCCGACTAGGTGTGGAATATCAACTAGAGTTAGATTATAGAATTTCGGAGTTAACAGCTACGCATCAGTTAGAGATGACAAATATGCAGTCTAGATACACGGCCCTCGATGAAGAATATCGTCTCAGAATTGAGGCCAAAGATGGCGAGATCGAGCAATTAAACACTTCCCTGTCCAAGCTGAGTAAAGATAATCGCCATTGGTTTGCCATCGGCGGGTTCGCTATCGGCGTTGGAGTTACGGTTGGGATTGTATCAGCCATCGCGGGAGCCAGCAAGTGAATGTCAAAGAAAGATTGGAACAAACTAGCAGCTTTTGAGAAAGCAATATCAAAAAAATATGGACAGGAGACGATCCAAAATCCCAAGTCGGGATGGGATGAAGAAAAGGAAAAGGAATACATTATACAACAGAAAGAGTTGTACGAAAAGGAAATCGAGAGAAGGAGCGACACAGAGAAAATAGACCATGATGGTATTTTAATTTCTAAAAAACTACTTAATAGGGAATCTCGAAGAGCATGTCCAGTTTGCTATAAAATCTTTTTAAAAGCGATGGATGATGTCTGCTTGACAAAGCATGAATGTTGTTTCGAGTGTTATGTAAAGTGGGTAGAAGGAAGAGAAGAGAGATGGATAAAAGGATGGAGACCAGATGAAGTTCACGAAGAAACAGATTAAAAAAATTATTGAAGAAGAGTTAGCGTCTTTTAGTCACGGCTTCTGGCGTCAAGATTTGAAGGAACTCGATGCTTCTGATATAGAACCACCGGTAGCCTCTACTGGCACCGGCCAAGATGGTGTGGTACTCCGAACCCTAACGCCGGAGCAGAGCGCAGATGTGGAGAACATGGCGGACGCTATTAAAGCAATGGCTCAACAAGACAAAGAGCAAATTGAAGTTATTTTGGCCCAATTGAGTACTGAAGCTCTGAGTTAACTAATTATAAAAGAATACTACTTATTTAAAGGAAGCGAATATTATGGCAACAACTATAGAAATTATCCAAGGAATTCAGCAGGCCGCCGCCAACGCTTATGACGGTGCACTGGACGAGAATGGCGATCTAGTAAAGGTCGGCTTGAAGAGAGAAGAAGGCAACCCGCTTTTGGACAAGAGAGTGATGGATGGATTCAATGTTTCCTTCTATGGCAACAAGTTGTGCCTTTCTTACCACTCGGAGATTCAATTGAAGGAAGTTTATGGCAACAGCTTCGAATCAGACATCGAACAAATGTTGGAAGATGTAGCAAGCTTTTTGCGTAAAGAATATAAGAAGGTGACTGGCGAAAGTTTGTCTTTGAAGGGCTTGGGCGAAGTCGATATTCTTGTACAGAACACCTCTAGAGTAAGGTCTTGGGTGCAGGCGAAAAAGCATTATGAGATTGGCTCGCTTAACGAAGTGGAGTCCGTCCCCGGATCTGACGAAACACCCCAGCAGCGCAAAATAGATCCAGAATTCGAAAAGTTTCTCGCTCTTGGCGGCTTGGGCAAGAAGGCCAAAAACGATAAGCGCTAATTATAAAATGGCGAACAATGGCAAAACTGTCCAAAAATCAACAAATCAAAGAAATATTAAAGTGTGGTAAAGACCCAAGTTATTTTTTAAGAAACTATGCCAAGATATCTCATCCGCTACATGGTCTAATACCATTTAAAACTTATGATTTCCAAGACGACCTTTTATGTGATTTTAACGATTATCGTTTTAATGTTATTCTGAAAGCACGTCAGCTTGGAATATCCACTATCACGGCCGGATACATTGTTTGGCTGATGATGTTTCATCGGGATAAAAATGTTTTAGTCATGGCCACAAAGTTTGGCACAGCCGCCAACCTAGTCAAAAAGGTAAAAGCAATTGTCCAGCATATTCCGCCATGGCTAAAGATTACAGATATCAAAATAGACAACAGAACGTCCTTTGAGCTGTTAAACGGCTCTCAGATTAAAGCCTCTTCGACCTCTTTCGATGCCGGTCGTTCAGAGGCTCTTTCTTTGTTGGTCATTGACGAGGCGGCGCACGTAGAGGGTTTAGAAGAATTGTGGACCGGTTTGTACCCTACGCTGTCGACTGGTGGCCGCTGCATTGCTCTATCAACCCCAAATGGTGTGGGTAACTGGTTTCACCAAACTTATATCGATGCTGACGAAGAGATTAATGATTTCCATCCAACGTGTTTGCGCTGGGATGTTCATCCTGATCGCGACGTAGATTGGTTTGAACGCGAAACGCGTAACATGTCCAGACGCCAGATTGCTCAAGAATTAGAATGTAATTTCAATACTTCTGGAGACAGTGTGATCCATCCAGATGACATATCTATTCTTGTTGAGAACATTCGCGAGCCACAGTATAGAACCGGATTTGACAGGAATTATTGGATCTGGGAAGAGTACATGACCGAGGCCTCCTACCTGTTGGTGGCAGATGTCGCTCGCGGTGACGGCGCAGATAGTTCTGCTTTCCACATTATAAAACTAGAAACGATGGAAATTGTCGCAGAATATAAAGGAAAACCTACAATTGATGCGTATTCTAGGATAT